TCTTTGGGTTGTCGCCGCCGGACTTCTCGGTGGCGTTCGACGCGCACGACACCAAGCGCAATCGGCTGATGAAGGTGGCGCTGCCGCTGACGCTGGCGCGGCAGGTGGCGGTGCAGTTGTGCGAATCCACGGGGTTGGCGCTCGGTGGGCCTGATGCGGAGCGGCACGCGCTGGCCGAAGTGTTGCGGGCCTGCTCGGACTACATCCGCGTGGTGAGCCGGTGAAGGCGTGTCTGATTCTCGGCGCGATTGTCTCGGCGTGGATTTCAGGAGCAGGGATACCCGACCAGCCGCAACAGCGGCATCTGCGTGGCGCGGTGTTCTTCCTCTGGATGGCGGTGGTGTTGGGCGTTTTCGCATGGAGCATCCAATGAGCACAAGTCAAGCGTTTGAACTGAATCCGCAGCCCGGTATTCCCGCCGATTCCTGGTGGGCCGATGCCGAGCGCGAGAACTTCACGCCCCGCTGCGAACAGGAAGCGCGGCGGATGGCGGGCAGCAAGATCGCCCGGTCGCTTGGGTTGCCCATGGTGATCGGGCAGATCGACGGAAAGCAGGCGCGGCAGTGATCCTCGACCCCATCAACGACCCGGACAACGAGGACTACTCGGAAGTGGCCTGTTGCCGTGGGTGCCGCGAGTTGATCGAACCCGGCACGGAAGTCGATTGGAACGACTGGTATTGGCACGACCGCTGTGTGCCGCTGTCGGTGGTCGAGGGCCGCATGGCGGAACTGGCGGCGGATGAAAGGAAGCACTCATGACGACTGACACCGTGCGGCTGATTGACTGCCGCCCTCGTCCGGCCAACATCGTCGGCAGCGCCAGTGACACATCGATCACGCATGGCGTTCGTGGCGTGGGCGTTGATACCTGGGGCACGCACTGCGGGCGCAAGAGCCTGAGCGCGTATTCGTGGCGCAATGCCCGCAACGGCGATGCCGATCAGGTGGATTGCAAGCGGTGCCGGCGGGCGCTGGGGCTTGACCGATGAGTCCCCAACAGCAGGCCGAGGCCATTCTCGCCAAGGCGGACGCGACCGATGAACTGGTGCTGAAGCTGGCGCAGGACCGCGAGGCGCTGCTGGCGGCGTGTAAGCGGATGGTGAGAGTTGTCACGCGCAAGAACTGCGGCAACGAAACGCTGCTGGACGCGACTGTTGACCTCTGTAACGCCATCGCCCAAGCGGAGGCCACCAAGTGATCTGGCTCTACCTGCTGCTGGTGCTGGCGTGGACGCTGGTGTGTGTGCAGGCGGGGCGGATTGTCCAGACCTATCTGGATCAGCGCGAATTGACAAGGAGCGAACAGTGACGCATTCAGAAACGATCAACGAAATCGCCGCCGCCCTGGCGAAGGCGCAGGGCCAGATCGAAGGCGCGAAGAAGGACGCGGCTAACCCGTTCTTTAAGTCGAAGTATGCCGACCTTGCGTCGGTGTGGGACGCCTGCCGGAACGCCCTCGCGGCGAACGGGCTGGCGGTCATCCAGTCGCCCAGCGCGGACGGGATGCGCGTGTCGGTCGATACGCTGCTGACCCACGCGTCCGGCCAGTGGATGGCTGGCACGGTGAGCGTGACGGCCAAGGAAGACACCCCGCAGGCCATCGGCTCGGCTATCACCTATCTGCGCCGGTATGCGCTCCAGTCGTTCGTGGGCGTGGCCCCCGAGGATGACGACGGCAACGCGGCCAGCGCGAAGGGCAGCAACGTCAAGGCGATGCCCGCCCCGGCTCCGAAGGGCTACACCGATTGGCTGGCCGACCTGGAGGCCGTAGCCGACGACGGCATCGACGCCTTGCAGGCGACGTGGAAGAAGTCCAAGGCCGAGTATCGCAGCCACCTGACCGAGACAAACAACGCCGGGTGGGAGGCCATCAAGGCGCGGGCAGCCAAAGCGCCGGCGGCGGTGACGGCGTGAGGTTCGTCATCGTCAACGCGGATCAGCGTTCGCCGGAGTGGTTCGCCGCTCGCGCGGGACGCCTGACCGGCTCCCGCGCTGCCGACATGCTGGCGACGATCAAGAGCGGGGAAGCGGCGGCACGGCGGGACTACCGGTTGCAACTGGTCTGTGAACGGCTCACCGGCCAGCCGCAGGAAGACGGCTTCGTCAATGCGGCGATGCAGCGCGGGATCGAGATGGAGCCGCTGGCCTTCATGGCCTACGAGGCGCTGACCGGCAACATGGCGCAGCGGACGGGCTTCCTGTCGCACGTCGAGCATCTGGCCGGGTGTTCACTCGATGGGCACGTCGGCAACTTCGAGGGCATCGTCGAAATCAAGTGCCCCAAGAGCGCGACCCATCTGAAGTATCTGCGCGACGGCGGCATCCCGAAGGACTACCTGCCGCAGATCACGCACAACCTGTGGATTAGCGGGGCCGCGTGGTGCGACTTCGTGAGCTATGACGACCGCTTCCCGCCCGAGTTGCAGGTGTTCCATGCGCGGGTGGAGGCGAAGGACTTGGATTTGGTCGGCTACGAGAAGTCGGCTCTGGCGTTTCTCGCGGAGGTCGCCACGGAAGTGGCCGCGCTCCGCACGACGGCGAAGGGATGGGCAGCGTAATGGCATACGAGAAGAATCCGGACGAGTTGGGCGCGTTGTGGCTCAAGAGCGGCAGCAAGGGGCCGTACATGACCGGCACGATCAACGGCGTGAACGTGTTCTGCACGCCGACCAAGAGCGACAACCCAAAGGCTCCCGCGTGGCGGGTGATGAAGTCGAAGCCGAAGGAGCAGGCCGCGCCTAGCGTGGACGGCGAGCCGATCACCGACGTTGATGTGCCTTTTTAGCCATGAGCAACCACACCCACATCTGCGAAGACTGTGACGCCCACTTCGACGGCGGCGGCGTGCTGATCCAGACCGGCGAGGACCGCTGGGAATGCGACTGCCTGAGACAGGACCGCTGCGAGTCCTGCGAACCGAACTGCTCACGCTGCGGGGAATGGGACGGCATCTACACCAAGGCCAGCACGGAGAACGCACACGGGGAGCCGCGCTGTGAGCGGTGCCTGGACCGGGAGAACGAAGCGGCATCCGAACCGGATTACGGCGGCGGGGCGGCGGAGGCGATGTCGCGGGCCTATGACGCTATGGAAGAGAGGCGGCGATGAAGAGGGATGCGGTGCGACTCAATAACGCCGATGTGTCTGTGAGGTCATGCGGTGGTGAATTGTCGGTGCCGTATGGCGTGTCTCTTGAGTTCCTGCAAGAGATTACCAATGGTGGCAGGTCTGCGGTCGTGTGTGAACTGGATTACCAGATGACCGTGGAGGTTAATCGCTGGAAAGGTGAGCGCCGGGAGATGGTCGAGAAATCACTACGGCGAGTGCTGGCGCGTGTCCTGGCGGGGCCGTGCGCGAATGGGATCGTCGTCTGATGGACCGCTGCGCCCCTCCCAAGCCTGCCCGCGGCACCAGGAAGCGCCTGAAGGCCCGCACCAAGCGGCAGGAGGCCAAGGTGGCGAAGTCTGTCCGTGCGGCCTGTGTGGAGCGAGATGGCTACTGCCTGATTCAGTCACGGGTGCCGGCGGCCGTGCGGGTGCTGCTGGGGGCCTGTGAGGGCCTGAGCGAGTGGGCGCATGTGGAGGAGCATCGGCGGTTCAACACGCGAGGCCAGGCGCCGGAAGTGCGGCACACGACTGCGGGGAGCGGCATGTTATGCCACGGGCACCATACCGCCTACGACGCGCATGAGTTCGACTTCCTAGTGGGGGCTGATGGCATGGATGGGGCGGTGGCGGTGATTCGGAGGGCGGCATGACGATCCCGATGGCGTGGCAAGAGCGTGTCGGTGATCTCAGAGAGATTGCCGAGGCTATTCGTAGCGACGACTCGATCAACGAGGACGGCGTGCGCGAAGTGATCATGTCCGAGGACGATGCCGAGACGATGGATTTAGCGGCGGCATGTGTCGAAGCGTGCGAGGGCGATCCCAATCGTCTACGCGCTCTGCTGAATGAGTTGGTGCGATGAGCGAACCCCTGAAGCTCCCGCGCAACTGCGCCAACTGCTGGCACATCGACAGCTACGCGCACTGTGCCTTGAGAGGGCCGAAGCTGATGCCTGGTCACATCCCGATCCCGGCGCTGGTGGTCTGCGCCAAGCACGAACCAAAGGACGCCGACGCATGAGCGTCCGTGATCGCATCGCGGCCATCCAGCGCGAGATTCTGGCCGGCGACGTGACGCCGGAGCAGGCGCGGCAATGGCTGATGACGCTGACCGCGCTCCTCGGGCGGGTGAACGACGAACAGCC